GAGGTATACATCTCTCAATTTCTTCATCGGATAGATTAGGCCGAGCGATATTCTGTAGGTTAAGTCCACCACGAGAAGCCCAACGCCCAGTGCTAGCCCCATGGTAGACAAGCGTATTTCTGATCCTGCCATCTCTTTGTACCTCCAACATTTTAGCGTACTTAGCCACGCTAGTCTGGCTTCCTTCTTGGCGTAATTCTAGTGCCCTACGAAGGGGTTTAAATAGGTGGCCCAGTTTAAGTGTTTTCTCTACTGTCTCGGCTGTTAAATCTGGCAACGGCTCAATCATCATCTTGTTAACCCAAGCCAGTAATTTGGCTCTCTCTGAGGGCTTACAACCAGTCAAAACGAAGCATTCATTATCAATGGCATTCTGTGCCTTTACCACGGCCAAACAGGCGTTGTGGAGCTCTCTAGGATCCACAGGAACGCCTCTTGTATTGATCCGCTGGGTGAGGGTCCAGACTTCCTGTTCGACGTCTTCCAGGGGCCTTAAAACGCTTCCTATGGCCATCTCTGTGCGTACGTCTTGGGCACAGTAATCAAAGAGCTGCTTTAATAGCTCGGGGTCGTCATTAAAGCCACCCTTGCTATTTGGTTTACAGAGCTTCTGAATAAGCCTCTTTCCAATAGGGTCTTTCTGGTACTTAGCGTCCGTAAAGGCGCCGGCCTCATCCAAGCCCTGTGGTATATTATTAGCCGCGGCTACGGCCATGGTGTCAATGCACTGCTCGAGCTTTAATACCGGCCAGTGGTACTTAGGCACGCAGACGCAGTTCCAGATAGCGTACTCAAACATAGCGTTCCATGCGGCGATTTTACCGCCCTTACTGACGTGTTGCATCAAAGGCCATAGCTGGTTGGTGCTGGGGTTTTGCGGGGGTAAGACGTTAACAGTCTCTAGGTTGTTACCAAACGCAATACACAACACTTCTGTGCTTGGATCGTTGGCGTAGATGTCAAGGCCTACGTCTGGTAGGTTGGCCCTGCTGCGTGTCTCAAAGTCAATCGAATAAATCATAGCGCTCCTTAGGCTGTCCGACGTATCGGCAATTATACTAATGCAAAAAAGAGGGGCCCCGTAGGGCCCCAAATCACCACCATGTGAAATAGTTAGATCTCACAAGACCCCGCCGAGCAGGCTAGTTGTTGCGCGCCCTCGACGTTATCTGTTACTTCTTTGAACTCTTGCCAGTTGATCGTTGGGACCTTGGCTTTGAGCTCGTTGTACTCTTCTTCGGTGCACTCTTCGTACGGGGCTTGGCGGTAGGTGCCGCCGTCGTACGGGAGGTACGAGACCCCTGAGATTTCGCTGAAGTTTTCCCAGGTCCACGCGCCGACTGTTGGCCAGTCTTTTTCTTCAACGGAGATCGTGACGCTAGGTTTATGCTCACACCAGTGTCGTTGATATGTGAGCCAGAGGGAGAGATGATCCATTGGGGTAACGTCGGATCTTGTGATTCCTGCTGGGGCTTTAATCGGAAAACTGAACACAGTTGTCTGAGTAGGTTTGTAAACATCGTCTTCACTTGGTACTCCTTGGTTAATTAAGAATTGTGTAAGAGGGTCTTTTTTATCTCCTCTAACTCGGCGGATATAGAACGCACTATGTCTTGGGTGTATTCCAGATGCGCTATCAACAAGCTGGCTGACGGTTCCGGATGGTTTAACGCAAGTGATCGCAGCACTCTTAGGTATTCCGAGCAGAGTTGCGTATTCCTCATTGGCTCTTCGAGCTTCCTCTCGAAGTCGTGATAGTAACTCATTTAGTTTGTCTCCCTGTGTTGTTAGTAGAGGGTTGTCGTAAATGCCTGTAAGCGACACTCCCAACAATCTCTCTTCCTCGGTGTTGCGCTGCCACACTTTGCGCAGATACGGAAACTTTGTAAAAGTGGCCTGGATTGTGCCAAGAATCGAAGCGATTCGTACTTTTCTAAGAAGCGTTTCTTCAGTGTCATCATATCTTACCACTGCCTCCGTAAGGTTACAAAATTGGTAGGGCCGAAGAATAATTTCTGAGCAGGGGTTAGTTCCGAACTCAAAGTTAGGATCACGGTGTCCATACTTAGCAACGGTATTTTTGGCAGCTTCACGGTTAAATATGCCACGCTCTCCGCTGTGTGAATTGTATAGAGATAGCCACTCCTCCATAAACTTTCCAACGGTAGGAGTCTCACAATACACCGCGCTATTATTGGCGAGTGCACGGTGAGGTGCAGTCTCCCACCAGGGTCCAGCTTTAGCATGACGGATCCTTTCATCATCAAGATCAGACAACGAGATCATTGCCGAGCGACGCACGCCACCCACGACAACTACCTCACCAATTTTACACATCAGGTCGTGGCACTCTAATGAGTTCAAACGACGTCCGGCTGCGTGTTTAAATGTAGCTACAGTAAACTTAAACAGGTCGACTAATGGTTCCGGCCCTGAAGCTCTTCCGCCAAATGTTTTGAGTCTTGCTCCGGCAGGTCGGATGGAAGAGACGTCCCACTTAGGGACCTCGCCTGCGTAGAGATTTGCAATAAGCAGGCGGAGTGATTTTGCCCATCCTTCTTTGGAGTCGTGGACGACGATGGTGTGTTCAGACTCGAAAAGTTTCTCAGGCACTTCTGGCAGATTGGATATGTATTTAGACTCGACAGAGAAGCCGACTCCTGTTCCACATAACAATATAAACATCGCCTCATCGAACGATTTGGGGTCATCCACCGGGAGATACGAGCAATTATAGACACAGGTGTTATCACGATCGGCACTCTTTCCTGCCGTCATCATAGCGCGCATGGACGGCATCAAATCTAGGTTATGGATAGCATCAAAAATTTCATTTCGTAATTCTGTTTTATCTTGTATTGCTGGTGTTCTAGTAAAAATATAGTCTACGTAGCGATCTACTGTCTCGGCCCAGGTCTCTCGGCGTTGCTTGTCATCTTGAAAGCGGGCGTATCTGCTGGCGGCAATGTATTCTTGGTACTGATCCATTTATTGTTCTCTATGTTATATGGGTTAATGAAAAAGGGAGGCCGCAGTTTCTACGGACCCTCCCCTGCACTACTATACTACTTAAACTGCGAAGTCGGCTGCTGCTGTTGTGCTACCACCTAACTTCTCACCTTCTTCTAACTTCTGCACGTTATTTAAACCGCACGCAATACCCTTAGAGCCTTGTGCATTGTATGGGTAGAACGTGATTGATGCGCGGCCATAGCACCCGCTGTAGAACTCGCTGCTGTCAATGATCGGGTTAAGGTCTTGATCTACGACGCCTGGCTTTTGTGCCGAGTTTGCGTTGATGAAGTAGCTGTTTGCGTACGCTGGGTCGTCCTTCTCTGCATCGCCATCACGCAGGCCACCCTTTAAGTTCTTAGGTACGGCGCCGCCGAAGTATGCAGACGCCGCGGCCTTGGTCTCTTCAAATGCTTTTGTGAGGCGTGCGATGGTGTCTTTGTCAGACTTGGGGATGATAATTGATACAGAGTACTTTGGTGTACCACCCTCGATTGAGGAGGCGGGTTGAAATACGTGCGCGTACGAGAAACGCACTTTACCAGTTACAACTTTTACTTTAGTAGTGGCTTGAGCCATTTTGATTCCTTTATACCTGTAGAACTGGACTTCAATAGGGGCCAGTTCGTCTACCCTTTACTACATATACTAATGCAAAATTATTCACTTATATTTTTCACAATATGATAATCCCAATATTCTAGACGTCTTCTGTAATAATCTGCAAGTGTTTGCTCTTGGGTATCTTGAATCTTTGATAGTTCTTCTTGTGATAACTTCTTTTCATGCGTCATAGAATATTCCATGTTTCTCCATCGCTTTCTTCATTGCCATCGCTTGAATAAAATCAGATAAGTATTCTGGTTCATGTAATATCTCAGGGTCTTGTGCTATTACCTCAAATATATTACCAATTGAGTTGCGAAGTATATTAACTTCGTGGCGAAGACCACGCCCGGGTAATCCATCAAAATCTTTTATAAACTTGTCAATCATTAGGTCCGGAATATCAAACTCTGCGCTATAAAATTTAACCTTCATGCTATTTTGCGACAAGTACAAGCCCCACGTTGCCAACCGCGTAACCTATAAACATGATGCCAGTACCTACGCCGCCCTTCATAAATTGATCAATCGCCACGATAAAATACACAAGGCCCATCCCCGCTATTAGCCAGGTGCTCATTTAAAGTCTTCCGTTGCAGTCTCCTGGACGCGGACCAGTTTGGGTGAACCCTCTGGTCGCTGCACTAGCTCACCTAACCACGCCACAACCTGGCCCTTTGGTCTTAGCTTTTCTAGTGTCGCGATTGACTTTAGCTTTGGTGATTCCCAGAGCTGTTCTTCTGGCACACCTTTATCTTTTAATACCTCAACAGCTAGTAGCTGGTCCGTGATCTTGCGGTGCGTTACCGTGGTTGATAACTTAAAGCCAGTCGGTAGCTTGTTCTCACTAACTGCTTTCTCAAGCGCGTACTCTTCAACGTCCGCTACCCAGGTCCGTAGGTCCTGTGCCTTGGCTAGCACGTTGGCTAGTTCTTCTTCGTCTAAAAGGGGCGGCGCTCTAAACTCTTGCTTAGCGAGCTCCGTATTGAAGTCAGAACGCGCTCTGCATTGCGCTTTCGCACGGCAGAATTGACAATGGTCGCCGGGAATAAACTCACCGGATCCGCTCCATGCTTTTTTTGCTTTAGGTTTAACAAAGTAGCTGGCCCAGTCTATGAGTTTATTAACGGTGGTGCCGTCAGTACTGATACTGTCCAGGCGAGGCTGGTGGATCGTGTAGGATACTTCTTTGATGTCCGGATACTCTTCTTTAAACTTGGAATAAGCACCCAGCGCATATAATCGTAGCTGGGTGTTGTCGATCGCGGAGACAGACACACCCTTTCCAAACTTGAGGTCGATGACACGAATGGCGTGCTTAGAAAGTATAACCACGTCGGCCGTACCAAATCCGTCAGGCACCCAGTCAGAGAAGTCCACGCGTTGCTCAAATAACGGGGTGTCACCATCACCGATCTGAGAGCGTACATATAGAACGTAATTATCGACGTTAGCCTCGAAATCGTCGTTGTAGTAGGGTGTGTTTTTAATTGTGTCATATTCTGTCTCGTATTCCTCGGTTCCAATTTGTCCAAAATGCTGGCGAAGTTTTATCTCAGCCAGTGAGTGGGCGGTAGTGCCCTCTTGGCTAAAATCAAATGCGTCTGAATTTTTCTTTGGTTCGGGGAGTGTTGCCTCTAGTCTGGCACTTGGCGTACATGTTAGCCATCGTTTAGATCCGGAGGCGCTTAATAGCGCGTGTGCGGTCATCTTATTCTTTCAATTCTGTTTAGGTATATATACTAATGCAAAAATAAAGGCCCCGTAGGGCCTTTTTTGGTCAAAACTGAATATTTATTTTTCTTAGGACTTTAGGGCGGAAATCAAATCGGCTATCTCTTTTTGGAAGTCGATCTTTGCTTCGATCTTCGCTTCTATTTTAGTGTCCCGCGTCTCTCGGTAGTCTTGCTGGAACTGGCCACGTAGCGCAATCTCGGCCAGTCGGCTGTTGTATCCCTTGTTGTCGACGTTTGCCAGTAGCTCACGCTCCCAGTACGCCTGTGCGTGGACCAAGGAAAGGTCCAGGGCCTCGGCAAAATCCGGGTGCTTCTTTTTCCAGGTCTCTGCGGTGCCTTTTGATATGCTCAGGTCGGACCATATCATTTTTTGGGACGCGCCCAGCTTACCCAGCTCGATCATTCGATCACACATGGCTGGGTCGTACTTAGACGGGTTTGCTTTCTTTACTGTCATTATTTTGGTTTTTTAGCGGTCTTTGCAGACTGAATAAATGCGTCCTTGGTTGGAGCACCCTTAGCGCCCGGCTTGCGCATCTTTTCGCCAGATCCCTGCTTGATACGTTCACGTTTTTTTTGAATGTTGGCGTAGAGACCAGGTTTAGTTGCCATAAAATATCCCGTAAGTTATGCACCAGAGCTCTAAACCTAACCGGTAGGTTAAGTATAGGGCAATGGACGCGATTATAAATTGGTGGAGTAGCACGGTACTGCCCCGTGGTCCGCTGGGTTGCATATTAGCCTTGGCCCTTCGTCGAAACTATACCTACCCCATTGTAAAAAAGTCGCGACTTTTTTGTAAAGTGGTTCAAAAAAGTCGCAACCGATACTAAAATACTGCCGTGATACGATTAAAGCGTTTAACGCCGTCGACCAATTGTGCCTCGATCGTGGTGCTGATGAACTTGTTCATCTCGATTGCGTTGTCAATGATCTCGTGCATGTTGGGGAACTGTGGGGCCTTCTCGAGTAGTTTCTTACCTGTCTCGTCTGCTATTTCCCAGGCCTTTAGCTGAGCGTTATACTGCTCGGTTAAGAACTCCTTGGAGGTCTTGAGTAAGTCATAGCGTAGTTCAAATGGGTTCATGTAATTCTCCTGTGTGTAAGTGTATGTAAAGTAGGACTTTCATGTATCTCCCGATAGATTACTTGTCCTATATCTACTAATGCAAAGTCTACTTCTTTTCCGCCCCATCTGGGTTAATTAATAGTCTGTCGCGCTCTGCAGCGCGAGCTTTGGCTTCTTTAATTGACTGGTTAATAACTAGGCGGGTCACTGCCCCGGCCATTTCTTGGATCTTTTTCTCTCTGGCCTCCTCTTTGTCTGCCAGTGCCTTATCGACATCGTTACGGATACCGGCCCGGTTTAACAAATCTTTAAGATTCATTTTTCTGCGCCTTCTCAACAGCCTCTAGGCTATCCTTTGCCTGCTTAACTTGTGGGGCCGCCTGTTTTTGTATTGCGTTAATAAAACCCGCAACATGAACAAATGGTGACTGCCCCAACACATTTAACAACGCGTTAATTTCTTTTACAGAAAACTCAAGCGTTATGTTAAAGTCATTTAATAATTCCTCGCTCATTTTTTGCCTTTCTTTATTTTAAGTTCTACGTCTACATCTGGTTTATATTTA